CAGACCTGGCAGTGCAGCCGTACCCGCCGAGATGTTCACCACATCCCCAGCATTAGTGGGCGACACTACTGTGCCCGTCCTGTTCCACAGGTCCTCAGCTGAAACAGCGGCAGTAACAAACGCCGTAGTGGCAATCTGAGTCGTATTAGTTCCAGCTGCGGCAGTCGGCGCCGTAGGCGTACCCGTCAACGCAGGGCTGGCCAGGTTGGCCTTAAGCGCTAGCGCCGTATCAGTCTCTGTCTTGGTGTAAGTGGTGGCCTGATTGGCCTTCTTGTCCAGCTCGACTTTCAGGCCAGCTGGATGCACCGCACGGGTGGTATCCGTGCCGGTGGTGGTCTCTGCAGCCGTTGCTAACTGAACGATCCCCTTGACCGACTCCGTGGCGTCAGCCATGGTCGGCACATTGGCTTTGAGCTGCGCTGCATCAACAACACGGCCGACTGTTCCTGCAGTAATCGCCGCTGCATCAGCTAACTGAACAATGCCCTTTGCACCAGTAGTGGCATCCACTACAGGCGAGCCAGTCGCTACCCATGCCGTGCCGTCAAACACCTTGACGATCTTGGTAGCGCCGCTGGTATCAACCCACCACTCACCCGGAGTTGGGCTGGCAGGCGCAGTGGCATCAATCTTGACCCCAGCAATCCGGCGCACAACGCCATTTGCGTCCTGAATCGCCAAAAACGGCTCATCAGAGTTGAAATTGATCGCAATGCTGCCAATAGGCAGCTGACCCGTATTGTTCCCAGCAGTGGGCTCTTTGCCCTTAACGCTGGAGCGCAGGTGGTACGTGTTGACTGGCATGGCTATCTAGCCGCAGGGACCGTATATACGGTTCCCTCAGCGTAGACAAATCAGCTGTAGGTGCCTGGATCCAAATTGGCTTGGCGATTGACCCAGTTGCCGCCGCTATAGGTCAGCACATCACCAGCCGCAGGAGTTGTCACGGTGACGTCTATTAACGCATCAAGAGTTGAAGCTCCGCCGCCGCCACCGGCGGCGCCATTCAACGTATCAATGCGCTGCCAACCTGTGGCGCCCGAAATGCACAGAATCCAATCGCCAGCATCAAACGTGACGCCAGTGGCAACACTTGTGCCATTGCCAGGCGTTGCGCAGACAAAGTACGCACCTGTGTGCTTATTGTCAGCCCCTGGAATGGCAACACCAGTTGTAAAGCCATCCGATGTACCAAATGTTGTAATAGACGCGACCAGGCCGGTACTTGCATCAAATGTGCCGCAGAATCGTAGGTTTTGACCTGATAGCGCACCTTGCCCTACAGGCATCCACGAGTTGCCGTTCCACATCGACAGTTTTGCTGTCGATTCCTGAAACCACAGCTCACCAATCGGGTGGTCTCCTGATGTCGAGCTTGGCTGCGTTTCTTGAATATAGGCGATTGAATAATCAGCCAGTTTGGCTTGCGTAATGCTTCGACTTGCAATATGCGATCCATCTAATGCACCGCTAACTATCTTGCTGGCGTCTAAATCAGGAATATCAGCAGCTGCCAAGCTGGCGCCAGCCGTGATCAAACCATTGGCGTCATAAGTCACTTTTACCGAGGTGCCTGCTGTCACGCTGTTGGCGATGGTCAACGTGCCATCAGCAGCAACAGCAAGATCAGCGCCAGGCTTTACAGCGCCCGCGACTGAGCTGGTTGCGACAGGCAACAACGCCGCTGTCAGCCCAACGCTCAAGCTGCCAGTGCCATCTACAGTCAGACCAGCGCCTGGCTTCACTGCACCAACCGCAGAAGACGTCGCAAGCGGCAGATCAGCTGCAGATAAAGCGCGGCCAGCTGTTACGCGACCGGTCGCGTCATACGTCACGACGGGATTTGTACCGCCCGCACCAATCGTACCGAGGCTAACTACACCGTTACCATCAACTGCTAAACCGCCGGCTGGCGCAATGCTGACGGCTCCAACAGCAGTTGTCGTGCCCTTTGGCAGATCAGCCGGAACAATCGCGCGGAACGTCGGCACTGAAGCACCACCCGTTGCGGGGCCGGCCAGCACTACATTGGCCGCTTGGTTGCCAAGCTTGCTAACGCTAACTGGGCCAGTAATTTTGGCATCAGTAATGGCGCCATCAGCGACCTTGGCAGTTGTAACCGCGTCAGCGGCCAACTTGACCGCTGTAATACTCCCGTCCGGGACCGTTACCGTTGAATTATCGATTTTGCTGAAATCAATCGACCCCGCAGGCAGAAGCTTGATACCAGCACCGACCAACCCATCAGCTGTAACCTTTTTCGTCTCGCTAGCACTGGTATCAACGATCGGCAGCTCATCATTTGCGGCAACAGCACCACCGGCCAACGCAGGCAGCTGAGAAATCTTGAGATCAGCCATGGATAGCCAACACGGTCGAGGTCGTAACTCAGTCTAAAAGCGGCTAGTCAAGATATTCCTGCAGCAGCCAGCCAGTCTCATCTTCAATAGAGATACGATCTGAGTTCTCTTGCAGTATGCGGTCACCCGCTGGCACGTCATAACGCAGCTGTATATCGCCAGTAGTAACAAATTCAATCGAACTAGCTAACGGCTCATCTGGCGCAACTGATATTCCAACGCTTGTGATGATGCCAGTAATGTCATAAAAAAGTGCCGTACGATGCAATGCGGGGGCGAGGTCAGCATCAACAGGGCCTTCATTGCGCCGCTTTAGGACAAGCTCCGCCTTAAACTCACTGCCAACCTGTTGGCGCAAGATTAACTGATGCAGGTATTGCGCATACTCCAAGTCAGAATCTTGGCAGATCGCGGGCGCCCAATCCCAGTAGCACTGAATACGACCGCTTCCGCTCACGATCCCTGAAATCTGCTGCGCAAACTGATCACCTAAGGCGGTCACGTCAAGCGCTGAACGCTCTGTTGACAGAGCGAACTCACTGACCTGAGCTAAGCATCGATGGTCACGATCGTCAACTCTTACGCTAATCGGGAAAGAAGCAGTTGGCGTACGTAGTGCGATTGCCTTGGCCTGCGCACCTACCAAACTGTCTGCCCATGAGTGGTAAAGACGGATGCCGCCAATCGCATCAACATGGGCGTACCACGAGCCGTCAGACTGCACGCTGCCGTTAGCCCAACCCGCGGCCGTAACAAAATCAAGTGGCCGTGTAGAAGCGGAACCATTCGCCTCCAACCTACGGATAACTAGATGGTCGCCGGTAACAAACGTCCCCGATGGGAAATCAAATGAGAACCGCGACGCCCCAGCGTTAACATCATCAGGGTCAAGGGTGGACTGAAACTGTCCCTCTGCAGATCGCTGCAGTGTGAGGTACCCAGCAGAACCGAGATAAATCGCCATCAGACTAAAGTGACAGACTTCAGTGGGCCGGTGACAACAAAGTCGACCTGGGCAGTAATTACCTCGCCGGCGCTAGCTGCTATCGACACTTGACTAAGCAAACAACTGAACCGCACGCTTCGCGCTTTGCTGCCGTTGTCAAGTCTTAGCTCAAGTTCATGCGCCGCTTGAACTGGCGTGGCAGTTGTACGGAAAACGTCTGATAGCAACGTCGCGGCCTCAATAGCCCCGGCATCATTTTCGTAATAGAAGATGGAAGCGTTGCCAGCGAATGTCTGCCGGCCATAAATCGACCGCGATGCATAATCCGCCAACGTAGTGGTGTCTAAGACTTGTGCTGTGGCGGTAAAAGACCAGGATCCAACGCGCGCGACCTTGACGCCGTTGGCGTACAACGCGCCATCGATCCCGGTGTACTGCTTGGCCATAGCGACAGGCTACCTACTGCGGCACTGCAACCAAATCGACAGTGATGCTCTGGATGCCAGGGGATACGTAATTGACGGTTGGCGGGCTTGCGTACCGCCATCTGTTATTCGCAGGTTTGATGTGCCCATAAGAGGCCATGCCGCCAAACACAGCTGCTGGTAGGTCGAACAACTCAAACGTGCCGTTCGCTAATGCGTAATGGTCAGTGATCTGATTGCAGGCAGCCTCTAGCAGATTGGTGTACTGCAGCGTTAATCGATGGCCAACCGCTATTGAGCCCGTCATAATCCGCACTTCGTAGCCTGCCATCGACGTCAGCGCTTGCATCGGTCGTTGGCCTGGCGTCCAGCTACGAGCGTTAGGCACAATCGCAGGGAAGCTTGCTACAGCCATCAGATCGAACCAGCAACGTCTAATGCAATCAGGCTACGGCCAGCCCCGTCAACCGGGAAATGTGACGCCGTTATCTGCAAAAGGCCTGCGGCATCTTCTGCGATGCGCTCCACTTGATACAGCCGATCCACGCCCAGGTTCCCGCCTTCGCTCGCTGCATTGCGGAGCACCACGCGGACAATATCGCCAGGCGTTGGTTGCGCAACTGTAGGGTCAGCACGAAAGACAACCGTGTGCGTAACGTGCCTGCGCTGGCTGAGGATATAGCGCCCAACCTTTTGGGCATGAGCTTCACTGGTGCAAAAGTCTGATAGGTCGTACTGCTCAAAAGGCCCGTCTAAAGCAGTGCCGGAGTAGCGGACTTCCGTATTGCGGATAATGCCGGCGCCGTCCTCAGGCTGATCACGCCAGACCATTAGCGCACAAAATGGCTTCCGCTGGCCAAGCTCTACATACTTTACGGATAGCGACCCGCCGGCAATAGTTGTGTCGTCATAGGTGCAAATGGGACTAATGGCACCCGTATGGATTGATGTTCCACTTGTAGGCAGCACAGGCCGCAGGCCAAACTTGCCGCCAAACTGAGTTAACCGCAGCAAAAAGAACGGGGATACTCGTGTCAGGTATTCGCGGAGGTTAACAGGCGAAGCAAGCACGCCATTAAAGAACAACCCTTGAGCAGACGTAAACTGTGCGGCAGAAGCGAGGCTAGAGCTGTCGATCAATAGCGACGGAACACGAGCCGAGTGGTACATCAAATAGTAGGCCAGGTCTGGGAACAGATTGCTACTGCCACGACCGCCCAACAGCCGATCAACGACAAGGCCGTTGCGGATGAAAACATCAATCTTGCGCAGATGCTTATTCGTATCGCTAGGCCATGCTCCTTTTACCGCCAATACGGTCATGCCGGAGAACGAACCGCCAGAGCCAGTAAAGGCTGGCTGATCAGGTAGCGGGCAGGGTATGGTGCGAGTTTCAGTCGCTGAGATTTTATACTGGTCAACAACCTCTTGCTCTGTCGAGAACTCTGGAACGGTAGTCGTAAACATCCCGCTGCATGAGACGTTGTATCGAATCGGGTTAGACGAAGTTCTGATTATGTTCCAGCTAGCCGTCAGCAGCTTTTTCGACTTTACGGTGGCGGGTTCGTATTCGTAGATAGGGATGAGCTGCCCTCGATCATCCTTCGCGGCCACGGTCGTAGTTGTAACCTTGCCGGCCGTAACAGTGGTTTTGGTGACGTTAACGTAATCTTCCTTGTCTGCGTTGTAAAAGTCTTTGAACTTGACTTTAATATCCTGTAGCTGGTTAAAAGTGTTAGGGAATTTTAAGCGCTCAGAAGTCTGCGTGGCCACAGGCAAGGTCACGTCTTCTTTTTCGTACTTTTGATGCCCTCGAAACCAGCGAGTTACACCGCGGAACGAAACTTCATGTTTAACCTTAGAAACAGCAACCGCCAAGCTTGTCGCATACTCCGATATGGCGGTGATATCTACTTCGACATTTCCGCTGACGTAACCGCCATTGAGCGACACTGCCGGTATCCCAGTGCTAACAATCTGCTCAGGGTGCTGATACGTGCTCTGCTTTGTTAATTGATTAACAGAGATGCTCCACGCAAAATCACCATAAGACGGAAGGCTGCTATACGCTGTGGCCGTTACCTGTCCGCTAATTGATGAGAACCTTGTCGTGCCTTGCCAGATATCAGTCGCTGGCACAGACGGCAGTTCTCCATCAGACAGAACTACAGCCTGGCGAAACGTAATCGCTGTGCAGGTATTGCTACAGCCAATCCGTACTAACGGTGGGGCAAGAAACACGCCCCCGTTTGACCCTGACCGCTGGCAAAACACAAGCGGGATCGTATCGCCAATAGCCGCCACGGTCGGCGGCGCGTCAACTCCGCCACGCAGCAACGCGTCTGCTGTCTCGACGTCTTTGCGAAGCGTGGACGAGATTGGGGTAACAGGCCCTTGCGGATAAACCCGCAGCAGTTCGTTCATAGCCTTGGGGGTTCGCCTATTAACGTCGTGGTGAACTTACGCGGTGGGACCTGTGCCCCCACCGGGTCAAGGCTACTGCCGATTTCAATTGTTAATTCAGTTTCGGTAGAACTGCCGGCAATCACTTCCCCTATGTACTGAGCCACCAAACTCTTGGTACTAGGCCCGCTTGTATCGCTTGTCGGGATGCTATAGATCTGTATTTCAACCAAATGCGCACCTGCTATAGCGGCTTCAACAATCTGATGGTTCTCAGCGGTTGCGGGCAGAGTCACAGTCATGCTCGACTGATCGCCGTCAACGCTTACCTCAATCCCACCAGCACTAAAAGGCCGATGGACGTAGCCTTCTACCGTCTGGCCGACAAAGTAGTTCTGCCATTGATGGTACGTCGAGCCGCCGACAAAAATGCGGAGGTATTGGCAGAGAGCAAGCGCTGCCATTAACGCATCCCCACGCTTGCACGTCCGCCAGGGCTACGGCGTAGTTGATTCATTGTCTGATCAACAGCTTGCCCCACAATGTTAGGAACATCTTTGGCGCTAACGTAATCACCTTCTGGCGCACGCATGATATTGCCGCTATAGGTCAAGTTGACTTGAGCGCCCCTACCACTGCCTGCGTACTTATCCCAATCCTGACGCGCCGAAGCCAGCTGTTCTCCCGCTTTGTTTTTGTTGTAAGTTTGCGCCCGCTTAAGGAAGCTGTCAAACATTTCCCAGTATTTGGTCTGGTTAAGATCTCGGCCCTGAATACCATCGCCTTGGTTGTACTTATTCAGGGCTTCGTACCACTGGGCCATAAAGGCTTGGTTCTTGCCTGCGGCGCCAAAAGCAGCCTCAGCACCGTTACTAACGCCAGCGCTCCGAGCGCCAACTGACTCCATTGCGCTAGCAGCAGACTGAGCAGCACCTGCAGCACGTTCCATTTCATTGGCAAACTGACCCGCTGCACTTGCCGCTACTTGCGTATTCTTGGCAACGACGTTTTGCTGATAAGCGGCATCAGCGGCAGCCACCTTGCCTCGATATACAGCATCAGCAGCTCGGTTCTGCTCCGCTGCAATCACAGTCGCCGTGCGTAGCTGCTGCTCTGCCAACCCAACAGCTTGCCGCTGAGCGTTAAGCGCTTCAAAGTGCGCGGCCGTAACAGACTTCTGAGCGATTGCTAGCTGAACAACAGCTGCGACCTCACGCTCTTTTACTCGGGCAGACTCAACTGCAATGCGTGCCTTGTCCAGTTCAGCAGCGATTGTGGCGCGCGTAGACTCCAGCTCTAATTGGGCTTGGCGCACCGTTAGCTGGTACACGGCCTGAGCTGCCTTGACACGCTGGTCTTGCGACTGTGCTGCTGCTAGCTGCCGCTCTGCCTGCTGTAGCAAGACACCGTTAACAGCTTGCTCAGCTTGAAGACGCGCCTGCGTCATCGACAAGGCTTGGTCGACCAGGCTGGTTTGAACTTCTGCCGCTTTTTCCGCTGCAGAGGCCGACGCTTCAATTGATTTGGTGACTTCATCTTGCGCTTTTTTCAGCTCTTTAGCGCTTACCTCTTGCTCTTTGGTGGCTTTTGTAATCTGCGTTTGAGCATTAAGCTCTTCCTCGATTTTGACCTTACGGTCTTGAAAGGCTTTTTCTGATTCGCCTTGCATCCGCTGGATTTCGTTGGCGGTATCGCTAACGCCTTTTGACAACAGGGCATAAGCACCCGCTGCCGCCGCGGCACCAGCCGCCACCAGCACAAGGCCTTTCCCGGTCAAACCAACCAAGAAGGCTTTAGCCGCTGCCAATGCCACCGTGACCTTTTGCCACGCCTGATAAGCGGAAACAACAAGCCAGACCGAGCCGACGATCTTTGCGATCTCTAAGCCAGCCACCACAATGTTTTTGATGGCCTCAGCATTCTTCTGCGCCCAAGCAGACGCACCCTTCAAACTTTCGCCCATGAAGAAGACAGCTTGACTAATACCGTCAATCACCGTCAGGTAAGCGGGCGCCAACGTTTGCCCGATCTGGACCTGTAGTTCTTCCCAGCGCTGCTTGACCTGGGCAATCGTCGCCTGCTGATTGGTAAACGTACTGCCAAGCTCATCAGCACGAGTGGCCGCACCGGCCAAAGCGGTCTGGATCTCGGCAAGGCCGATTTTCCCATCAGAAGCAAGCTGACGGATAGACCCAGCACTGACGCCCATCCCATCCGCAATGGCCTGCGCCAACTGCGGCATTCGCTCAAGGATCAGCTTCAGCTCATCACCCTGAAGCTTGCCGCTACCCATGGCCTGCGAAAGCTGCAGGAATGCCCCGGCGGCGTCCTCTGTGCTGACCCGTGCCTCACGGGCGATCACGTTGAAGCCGGTATAAATCTGGTTAACCTCGCCCAAGTTAAGCCCTAGACCTTTCAGTCGGCCGTAGATATCGCCCAGAGCGTTAGCGGCTTCGGTCTGCGTGGTGCCAAACCGCTTGGACGCAATCTCAGCTGCGCCCATTGCCAGCTCATATTCCTGAGCCGAATCGGTCAGTGACTGCAGCCGGTTTTCAGCCGCTTCGCGCGCAAAGGCGGCATCCAGACTGCTCTTGAACAGAGTGACCGCGCCAACCGTCAGGCCTAACTGCGCGGCAAAGGCAGCAAACTTGCCGACAACACCGCCCAGTGAGTTCCCAAGCACCTGCGCAGCAGAGCCTGCATCCCTAGCGCTACCACCAAAATTCCGGATGTTGTTAGCCGCACGGTCAAGTCCACCCTGCGCTTGAGTTGCGGCTCTTTCAACGCTGCGAAAGCTATTGGCTAACTGATCAACCTGACTACCGCCTAGCGCCTTGGCAACAATGTCGACGCTGTACTGGGCCACGATTGCCGTTCACCGTAGACCCAGTTTATCGGCGGCGCTGAGCTTTCTTTTGCGCTTCAACCTGTAGCTCATGTTGGTAATCCAGGTAGCCAGACCAGAGAGCTAACTCTTCAGGGGTCATCCGCTTCTGCAGATCACCCACCGTCATGTGCAACCGTTCCGCCAGCATGAACTGAAAGCTCAGGAAGCTGTCTTCCTTGAAGGCTTGTCGGATGCTTTTGGGTCAAGCTTTTCTTCCTCCTCTTCGTCGGCCTCGTCTTTCTTCTGTGCGTCGAGCATGGCAAGAAGCATGTCGTCGACCACCTTGGCCGGGATGGCGTTACGCAATTCGGCTAGCTCCGCAGGTACAAACAACGGCTGACCGCTCTCGTCCTTGGCCACCATTACAAGTAGCTGCAACGCAAACGCAGTGGCGTCATCACTACCGGCCAGCTTTTGCGCCTTGGCACGCTGCGCCAACGTAAGCGGGCTCATCCACCATTCAAACTCTGACCCATCCGGCAGGGATACAGCTTTCCGCTGCGGCGCCATGCTGACAGCCGACTTGAGGCGGTCTAATGCCCTCATACGTTGAAGTAGTGACTCGATCTAATGATACGGGAGCAGGCCAGGGCGACACAATGCCGCCCACGCTGCCCGGCCAGGAGTCACCGCTGGCGGCCAAAGCCTACCGAACATGAAAAAACCCCGCCGGAGCGGGGCTGTCATCTTCTAGCTAAAGGCTAGAGCTT